TACTTTTCAAAATACCCTTACAACGCAGGCAGACCTTAACGAAACTTCGTTAGAGCAATCACTTATCGACATCGGTAAGATGACTGACGAAAGAGGTCTTAAAGTTGCAGCTAGAGGAGTGAAAATGATCGTTCCTCAGGAGAATCAGTTCACAGCTGAAAGACTTATGAAGTCTCAAGGTAGAACTGGAACAGCTGATAATGATATCAATGCAATCGTTTCAATGGGAATGATTCCTCAAGGATACAGAGTGAATAATTACCTAACTGATACAGATTCATTCTACATCATTACAGACGTACCAAATGGTATGAAAATGTTCACAAGAGCTCCATTGACAACTGCAATGGAAGGTGATTTCGATACTGGAAACGTTAGATACAAAGCTAGAGAAAGATACTCATTTGGAGTATCAGACCCTAGAGGTATCTTCGGCGTTGAAGGTGCGTAATAATTAAATTTTATGGGGCGGCCTTAAAACCGCCCCATTTACAATATAAACGATGAGATTCATGAAAAAATTTATAGTAAATATCTGGGCATACGATCATCATGCAAGATTTGATGTTTTGTCCCTAGATGACCCACAATCCTTAGAAAATGCAATCCTTGACAAACTTGGAGAAAACGTTATAAAGTGGGAAGATCTTGGAAATAGTTATAATGACAAGATTAATAGAATAACCTATGAGGAGGTTGTTGATGATACAAGACCTATACAAACAAAAAAGGTCCTTGGAGTTGAAGTGGGAACAGGAGCATCTATCTAATGGTAGATATACTCTTGAAATGGTCAGGATCGATGACAAAGTTAAAAAAGTCATTACAAAGATCAAGCTGGAAGAAGCAGCTATTGCCCACAGACAGAATACTGTTGAAGGTGCAGCTCCGCAAGTTTCAGTAGCTACTTAGTAAAAAGCTACATCGTTGAATAAATCAGATTCACACTACAGGCTCTCTTGCACTCTACTAAAATGTAGTATATAGTTTTATCACTATACAATTATTTAAAGAACATAGACGCGTATAGTCGACGGCCTAGAGACTATGTTCATAAAACTAGGAGGATATAATTATGGCATCAACTACGTTTAACGGACCAGTAAGGTCTGAAAAAGGTTTCCAAGTTGCAACTAAAAATGCAACTACTGGAGCAATAACAACTAGAATGAGTTCAGGTATGCCTGACTTAACTGGTTTATCAGTATCAGATGTAGCAACAGCTACTAGTATTACACTAGCGGCAGATACTATTTCTGTAATAAATTACACAGGTGCAGCAGCTGCAACTTGTACTTTACCTGCAGCAACGCAAGGTACAATAGTAGTTTATGCACAAGCAAAAGATACAACTGGAGGAACTGCTACATTAACTTTTGATGCAGCGGGTTCTGATGTTTGGGCAACTGGTTCAGTAATTGAATCAAGAGCAACAGCAGAAGTAACTTTTGATACTTCAGCGGCAAATGAAACTCAATTAGTTTTTACACCAGCTAACGCAGCAACAAACTTATTCACAACAGGAAGCATGATTGCTTTTATTTGTTATGAAAAAGGTACATGGCATATTGCATCTAAAATGGGTGGCGCAGCAGACGCTACTACAGGTGCATTTGCATTTGCAGCATAATAATTAATTAGTGTGGGCTTCGGCCCACACAAATTTTTAAGGAGAAAAATATGGATTCAGATCAACAGTTTTCTACAAGAACTTCTGATGGAAGATTTGGTAGAGCAACAGATGCTTCAAGTTCTTTTATTGGACCAGCTAGAATAACTTATATTCAAGTTGAAGGAGTGGCTAATAGCAATATCAAACTTTATGATGGAACAGATGCAACTGGAGCTTTAGTATTCGAAGGTAATTGCGGAACTGAAGGACTAGATATATATGTTCCTGGCAGTGGTATTAGATGTAGAACTGGAATATATTTAGATTTAACTAATACGACATCGGTAACTATTGGTTATACTGGCTAGGAGGTTAAATGGCTAACACTACCTCTGGAACAACGACGTTTGATAAAACTTTTGCTATTGATGAAATAATAGAAGATGCTTTTGAACGTATAGGATTGCAAAATGTTGCAGGTTATCAACTTAAATCTGCAAGAAGATCTCTTAATATATTATTTCAAGAATGGGGTAATAGAGGTATTCACTATTGGGAAATAGATGAACTTGATTTAGATTTAGTTGAAGGACAAGCTGAATACGATTTTTTTAGATCAAGTGATGATGGCACAAGTGCTACCTCAACACCAAATGGTGTATATGGAATATCTGATGTTCTTGAAGCACAATTAAGATCTAATAGAACACAAACGACTCAATCTGATAGTCCTATGACTAAAGTTGATAGATCTACTTATGCAGGTTTTTCTAATAAATTATCAAAAGGTACACCTAATCAATACTGGGTAGAAAGATTTATTGATAAAGTTAGAGTGCATGTTTATCCAACACCAGACTCTACTAATGCATCTAAAGATATGCATTTTTATTACATAAAAAGAATACAAGATGTAGGAGATTATACAAACGCAACAGATGTACCATTTAGGTTTGTTCCTTGTATGATAGCTGGTTTAGCATTTTATCTTGCACAAAAATATCAAATACAAGTAGTTCAACAAATGAAACTATACTATGAAGATGAATTACAAAGAGCTCTTGCAGAAGATGGTTCAGCTTCTAGCACACACATAACACCAAAAGCTTATTACCCAGGAGCATAATGCCAAAATACGCAACAGGAAAATATGCAAAAGCAATATCAGATAGATCTGGTATGGAATTTCCATACAGAGAAATGGTTAGAGAATGGAATGGTTCTTTTGTTCATGTATCTGAATTTGAACCTAAACAACCACAATTAGAACCAAAACCATTATCTGCAGATGGTATATCTTTAAGACATGTAAGACCTGGAAGAAGTGAACCCTCTGTTTTATTAAATTTAAGAAATAATCCTTTTGAAACTTTTAAAGCAGGTTCTGCAATAATAAATGTTTTTGCACCTGGTCATGGCTTAACAAATGGAGAAACACATAGATTTAGAGGATCAGTAAAAGTTTCACCAGGAACTGGATCGCCATATAATCCTAATACAGGAGCATCTGGAACTCCTGTTTCTGGTTTTTCTAGTATACTTAATTTTGATGGAATATCAGGATCAAATATAGAAAGATCTGCAGGATATACAATAACAACTGGTTTATATAAAACAATAAGTGGAATAGATCAAAGAGTTACAACAGATTATTCATTAAATAATTTTTTTCATTTTACTGTTGTTACAAATACTGCTACAGTAGGGCAAACAAGAGGAGGAGGAAATGGCTGTTCCATTGGTCCAGTTAGTTTAGAATCATGATAAAAAAAATTATTAATAAAATTAAAAGTTGGTTTATTCCTAAAAAAGAGGAACCAATTATATTAACTGAAAAAAAACCAGAGCATTGTTCAGGACATTTAAGGTTTAGAAAATCTTGTCCACGTTGTCAGGAGATAGTAGCGTAATGGCTGGATTAAGTGCATCAGGATTAAAAACACAAATTAGAAGTTATACTGAAACAGATTCTAATGTTTTAACAGATGCTGTTTTAGAAAATATAATTTTAAATGCACAGTATAGAATTTTTAGAGATGTTCCTATTGATGCAGATAGAAAACAACAATTAGGTAATTTAGTTGCTGGACAAGAATCAATCAACGCTCCAGCAGGAGCATTATTTATAAGAGGTATACAAGTTTATGATACAGCTGGATCTGAAACTACAGGAGCTAATAGATGGTTAGAGAAAAAAGATTATACATATCTACAAGAGTATCAAGATGTAACAGGAACATCGGCAGCTCAAGGTCAACCTAAATATTATGCTATGTTTGGTGGTGGTACAGGAGAATCAGACACGACATCTGGACGTATAGCATTTGCTCCAGTTCCTAATACAACTTATAGATTTAGAGTGCATTTTAATAAAATGCCTGATCTTTTGGAGAATAACGACACTAATTATATTAGTATGAATTTTTCAAACGGTCTATTATATTGTTGTCTATCAGAAGCATATGGATTTTTAAAAGGTCCTATGGATATGTTGACATTATACGAAAATAAATATAAACAAGAGGTACAAAAGTTTGCTAGTGAGCAAATTGGAAGAAGACGAAGAGATGACTACACTGATGGAGCTGTTCGTATACCAATAAACTCACCAAACCCGTAGGAGAATAAATTATGGCAATATCATCAGCAATATGTTCAAGCTTTAAACAAGAGCTTTTACAAGGTAAACACAGTTTTGAATCTTCTGGTGGACACACTTTTAAAATAGCTTTATTTACAAGTTCAGCATCTTTAGGTGCAGCTACAACTGACTATTCAACATCAAACGAAATTTCAAATACATCTGGATCTGCATACTCTGCAGGAGGAGCAACTCTTACAAACTCAGGTGTTTCATTATCTTCAACTACAGCTTTTACAGACTTTTCAGATGTAACTTTTTCATCTGCTTCTTTCACTGCAAACGGTGCAATGATCTATAACACAACAACAAATGGTGGTTCGGGAACAACTGATGCTGTTTGTATAATTGCATTTGGTGGTGATAAGACAGCAAGTAATGGAACTTTTAAAATTGAGTTTCCAACAGCAGACGCAAGTAACGCGATCATCAGATTAGCATAGGAGGCCGATCATGTCGGTATCTTCAGGATGGGGCCGGTTAACCTACGGACAGGCTAATTGGAACAGTGCTGAAACTTTAAAAACAGGTTGGGGTGCACAAGCCTGGAACGATGGTGAATGGGGCGAACTCAAAGACGCAACAATATTTCCAACTGGTCTATCAATAACATCTTCTATTGGGTCTGTAACAGTTGATGATATTAACATAGGATTAACAGGTCAAGAAATTACATCTTCACAAGGAGAGGCTTTCGTCCCTGTTGTTGTAGATGATTCATTATCCATAACATCTTCTCTTGGTTCAGTATCTGTGGTTGATATGCAGGTAGGTTTAACTGGTCAATCTGCAACCACTTCTATTGGTTCTGTGACTATTAATGATATGACTGTCGGTCTGACAGGTCAAGAGGCAACTTTAAGTCAGGGAACAGCGAAGGCACCAAACGAAACAGCGATACTTTCCGGTCTATCAATCACATCAGGACAAGGGACTGCTGAAGCTGTGGTTGATGTCACAATATCACTTTCTGGTCAGTCATTCAGTTCTAATTTAGGAACAGTTACAATACCAAACGATGTGGTATTTTTATCTGGTCAACAAGCAGAATTTAGTTTAGGGTCAATAATTGGTTTAGGTGGGGCCGTGGCTCAACCAACTGGTCAATCAGCTACAGCCAGTGTTGGATCTTTAACCATAGAAGAAGGGCTAGGATTAACTGGTCAATCTTTTAGTGCTAGTGTAGGATCAATAAGTTTAACAGATATTACTGTTGGATTAACTGGTCAATCAATAACATCTAGTGTAGGAGTTGTAGATATTTTCGCATATGGAGATATTGACACTGGTCAAAATAACAGTTATTCTAATGTACCAACAGGTTCTAATGGAACTTATTCAAATGTTGCAACTGGATCAAATAACAGCTATAATGATGTAGCAGCATAGGAGAAAAAAATATGGCATCAACATTTACGCCTTTAGGGGTAGAACTTCAAGCAACTGGTGAAAACGCTGGTACATGGGGGACTAAAACTAATACTAATTTACAAATTATTGAACAAATAGCTGGTGGATTTACCCAACAAGCAGTGTCTGATTCAGGAGATACAGACTTATCCGTGTCCGATGGATCAACTGGTGCAAGTCTTGCTCATAGAATGATTGAGTTTACAGGAACTATTTCTGCTGGAAGAAATGTGACAATACCAATTGATGTTCAAACATTTTATGTTTTAAAAAATTCAACAGGTGGATCACAAACAGTAACTTTTAAATATGTTTCTGGATCAGGATCTAGTGTAGCCGTTGGTAGTGGAGCTACAAAAGTTGTTTTTGCAACTGCAAACGATGGTACAAATCCAGATATTCTTGAAATACCTCTTGGTTTAGCAAACGTGGTTGAGGATACTACACCACAGTTAGGTGGTAACTTAGATGTAAATGGAAACGATATTGTATCAACTTCAAATGCAGATATTGATATTGTACCAAATGGTACAGGTGATGTGGTTCTTGCAGCAGACACAGTTAAAGTTGGTGACTCTGGAGCAGCAGCTACATTAACTTCAAATGGTGCAGGCACACTTACAGTCACAACTGGAGGAACAGAAAATTTAGTTTTAAGTACAAATTCAGGCACAAACTCAGGCACAATAACAATTACTGATGGTGCTAATAATAACATTGATCTTTCTCCGAACGGAACAGGAGATGTAACTTTACAAGCAGACACGGTTCAAATCGGTGATAACAATGCTGATGCAACATTAACAACTCAAGGAACTGGTGATTTAATTTTAAATACAAATAACGGCACAAACGCTGGAAACATAACTTTATCTGATGGAGCTAACGGAGATATAAATGTTTCAACAAACGGAACAGGTGCAATTAAATTTAACGACATAGCATATATCCCTCAACAAGCACTAACATCATCATCTAATGCAGTTGCTTGGGATGCACAGGCTAAACCGAACGCTTTTCATCTAACGACAGAGAATACTACTTTTTCTGCACCGACTAATAATATTGAAGGTTCATTTATCTGTTTAGAAATTAATTATAATGGTTCACATACAATAGCATTTAATACAGTGTTTGAGTTTGCAGCTTCGACTGCACCAACATTTACGTCGGCAGATGGTAAGACAGATATTCTTGTGTTTAGATACAATGGAGCAGTATGGCAAGAAGTAGGTAGAACATTAAATTTAAGTGAAAGTTAAAATATGTACGCAATAGTAGAAGACAATAATATAACACAATACATTAATAATCCTAAATCAGTTGTGATAGGAGATGTGAGATATCCAGCTAAAATTTTTGAATTATGGTCACAATCAGAAAAAGAAGCAGTAGGTATTTATGAAATAATATCTGACACAACAAATTACAAAGACTCAGAATATTATATGAATACATCTCCATCTTATGTTTTTGCAGATGGTAAAGTTACAGAATCTTGGGGAACTGCCACACCAAAAAGATTAGAAGATGAGGACGCAGTAGATGAAGATGGCGAAAATTTTTTAGATGAAGATGGTAATCAAGTAATTAATTATGGTTTAAAAACTGAAAAGAAAAAAGAGATTAAAAAACAAGCATCAGTGTTACTAGCACCCACTGATTGGCATGTTATAAAAGCAACAGAGGTTGCAGATTATAATGTGCCTGAAAACATCACAACATTTAGAACAAACGTAAGAGCAAAATCAAACGAAATGGAAACTCAAATAGACGCTTGTGCTAATGTTGATGAACTTAAAACATTATATGTATATGTAAATACAGGAACAGAAGAAAACCCTGTTTATGAAAGACCACTAGCAGAATTTCCAGAGGAGATTTAATGACTGCTCCATTGATACTTGGAACTAATTCTATAAAAGACACAACGTATGATGTCGATAATTCAGTAAGAATGGATATCGGGAGTAGTGATCATTTTGAACGAACACCATCTAGTGCTGTTACAGCCGAAAGAAAAAAATTTACTGTTTCTTGTTGGTTAAAAAGATCTGTTCTTGGTGGAGAACAAGCTATTATTTCTGCTGGTAATGGTGCTGGTAGTGAAGAATTTGAGATAGTTTTTACCAATGACAATACACTACAAGTTAAACATGATGATGCCTCTTCTGTCGTGCATCAACTTGTAACTAATATGGTATTTCGAGATACAGCATCGTGGTATAACATAGTGTATGTGTATGATAGCGCAAACGGAACAGAGGCTTTAAGAGCAAGACTTTTTGTAAATGGTGTAGAATTAACAGATGCAAATGGTGATTTTTCTACTTACAATCCGGTAGAGTCAAATGAACTTACACCCATGAATGTTGATGAGAGACATCATATTGGTTCAACTTCTTTTGATAGTGGTGGTTCTGGTGCCAGTTTTTTTGGTGGGTATATGACTGAATTTTTTCAAACAGCAGGCCAAGCAAATGTAGCTTCAGTGTTTGGAGAGTATGATTCAAGCAGCCCGACTATATGGAAACCTAAAAATCCATCGGGTTTAAGTTTTGGTACAAATGGATTTTATTTAGATTTTGAAGATTCAAGTAATTTAGGAAAAGATGTATCAGGTAATACTAATAATTTTACAGTCGATAATTTAACATCTATTGACCAATGCACGGACACGTGCACTAATAATTTTTGTACTTTTACAGCAGAAAATCACACTGCATCTAATTTTACTTTAACAGAAGGTAATTTAAAAGTTAGAAGAACTACAGGAACTTCAGGTTTACATGGTAGTTCAATTATGCCTACAGATTCTGGTAAGTGGTATTTTGAAGTAAAAATAGGTGAAGCTGGACAAACTGATAGATCAAGAGTTGGAATAATGAATTACCAAACACAATTAGACAACAGTGATTATACAGGTGTTATAAATACACCTTCACAAGGATTGTTAGCTGGATGCACAACAAGTTGTAAAGTTGGAAAACATTTTGTAGGTGATGGAGGTGGTGCCTCAGTGACTGAATTTACAGCCTCTGGTGATTTTGCTGATGGGAATATAGTTCAATTTGCTATGGATTTAGATAACAAAGCTATCTATATTGGACGAGATGGAACATTTTTATCTACAACCGGTTCAAGTGGGGGAGATCCTACAAGTGGATCTAGTAAAACTGGTGCGATAACAACAAGCACAACTATTATGAACGGCTCACCAATGACTGCTTACACAGGACTTAGTGTTGGGTCTGGAACTGATGTGAGTGAAATGCTTTTTAATTTTGGCAACCCACCATTTGCAATATCATCAGGAAATGCTGATGATAATGGATTTGGAAATTTTGAACATGATGTCCCTGCAGGATATTTTGCATTATGTTCTAAAAACTTAGCGGAGCACGGATAATGGCCTATACAAGTATTGATAACCCAGAAATTTATTTTCAAACAAAGTTATATAATGGAAGCAACAGTTCACAATCTATAACTTTAGATGGTGATCAAAACATGCAACCTGATTGGGTTTGGATTAAAAGTAGAAATGGAAATAGTAGAGATCATTGTTGGTATGATAGCGTTAGAGGTGTAAATAAAAGACTTCAATCAAATACATCTGATGCTGAAGATACTACTTCAGATCAACTGACAAGTTTTGATAGTAATGGATTTAGCATGGGAGTTGGAGAAGCAGATATTAATAGTGGTGGAAGAACTTATGTGGCTTGGAATTGGAAAGCTGGTACATCAGTTTCAGGAACTACAGGAGGTTCAGGTACTTCAAAATCATATAGTGGCTCTGTTAATACTGATGCTGGTATTTCTATTATAGCTTATACAGGAAATTCAACAGCAGGACATACTGTTCCACATCATTTAGGAGTGGCACCACAAGTGGTTCTTTGTAAAAGACGAGGACAATCTGGTCAATGGACAATGGGTCACGAGGGTTTAGGTGGATTTAATAAATTTTTAGAATTAGATTTAACATCAGCCGAACAATCCCAAACAAAAAGATTTAATGATACTGCACCAAGCTCAACTGTTTTTACTCTCGGTAGCGGGTTAGATACAAATGCTGATAATATAACTTTAATAGCCTACTCCTTTGCAGAGAAAAAAGGTTACTCAAAATTTGGCAAGTATGAGGGAAACGGGAGCACGGACGGCCCCGCAGTCGTTACCGGTTTCAAACCTGCATGGGTTATGGTAAAAAATGTAGATTCATCACAAAATTGGGCAATGTTTGATAACAAAAGACCAGGGTTTAATGTAATAAATGATATTCTCTATCCAAATAATGGTGATCAAGAAGAATCAGAAAACAGTATAGATTTTTTATCTTATGGTTTTAAAATTAGAGCAAGTGGTAATGACAGAAATGGTAGTGGAAATAAAATAATTTATATGGCTTTTGCAGAAGCACCATTTGTAAATTCTAATGGTTTACCGACAGATGCGGGGTAACCATGTTACAAAAAATAGGATTTCAACCTGGTATAAATAAACAAGTTACAGAGACCGGAGCAGAAGGTCAATGGGTTGATTGTGATAATGTTAGATTTAGATATGGCACACCCGAAAAGATAGGTGGTTGGAAACAATTAGGTGACGATGCTTTGACTGGTGCTGGCAGAGGATTGCATCATTTTGTAAATAGTAAAGCTAGAAAATATGCCATCATTGGTACAAATAGAATCCTATACGCATTTTCTGGAGGTGTGTATTACGACATACATCCTATAAAAACAACGACAACGCTCACAAATGCATTCACCACGACTAACGGATCAACATCTGTTACAATAACTTTTAGTGGAGATCATGGTATATCTGAACAAGATATAATTTTATTAGATAACTTTTCATCTATAACTAATTCTAATTTTGCAGCGTCAGATTTTAATGATAAAAAATTTATGGTAACAACAGTTCCTAATAGCACAACCATTACAATCACAATGCCATCAGCAGAATCAGGATCTGGTGCAACAACATCAGGTGGGATTAGAGTACAACACTATTATCCTGTAGGACCAGCAGTACAGGCAAAAGGTTTTGGTTGGTCTCTTGGAACATGGGGTGGTGAAGTAGCAGGTGAGCCTACGACAACTTTATCTGGAGCTATTAACTCTTCAACCACAACAGGTATTATACTAGCGGATGTATCACAGTTTCCAAATACAGGAACAAACTTTATAAAAATAGGAACAGAAGAAATATCTTACACAGGTATAAGCGCATCTAATGAATTAACAGGTGTTACAAGAAATGTTAGAGGCACGTCACCTGATTCACACGGTGCAGGAGATACGGTCACTAGCACTACAAACTTTGTGGCATGGGGTGAGGCAGCATCTGGCGACTTGGTATTAGAACCAGGTATGTGGTCATTAGATAATTTTGGTGACAAAGCGATTTGTCTTATTCATGATAGCGCTGTATTCGAATGGAACTCTGCAGCAGCAGGTGCAGAAAACACAAGAGCAACAATCATATCCGGTGCACCAACCGCATCGAGACACATGTTAGTTTCTACACCAGATAGACACTTGGTATTCTTTGGAACAGAGACAACGATTGGTGATACGTCAACACAAGATGACATGTTTATCAGGTTCTCGGATCAAGAGGATATTAATACATATACACCTACAGCAACCAATACAGCCGGAACACAGAGACTGGCCGATGGATCACAGATCAGAGGAGCTATCAGAGGTAGAGATGCAATTCTTGTTTGGACTGACACTGCTTTATTTACACAACGTTTTGTTGGTCAACCATTTACGTTTGCGTTTGCACAAGTTGGAACACACTGTGGACTTGTTGGACAGAATGCTTGTGTTGAAGTTGATGGTGCTGCGTATTGGATGTCGGAGAATGGTTTTTTTAGATATGCTGGTAAACTAGAATCTTTACCATGTTTGGTAGAGGATCATGTTTATGATAATATAAATTTAGAATCTGGTAATCAGATGGTATCTGCAGGATTAAATAATTTATTTGGTGAGGTTATGTGGTTTTATCCAACAACAGGATCTAGTGTTGTAAACAGAATGGTTTGTTATAATTATTTTGATTCATCACCACAAAGACCTGTGTGGACCGTTGGCACATTAGCTAGAACTATGTGGGAAGATTCCGCAGTATTTGGTAGCCCACATGCAACAGAATACACCGCAGGAAATGATTCATCTTTTGATGTGGTGGGAAACACAGAAGGTAGAACAATATACTATCAACATGAAACAGGAACCGATCAAGTTCAAGGTGGTTCTACAACTGCAATAACCGCAAACATATCATCTGGAGATTTTGATATTAGTCAAAGAAGAAGTGCATTAGGTCAAACTACAGGGACTGCAGACCTTAGAGGAGACGGTGAATTTATAATGAAGATAAGAAGATTTATACCTGACTTTATATCTCAAACTGGTAACACACAAATCACATTACAATTAAGAGATTTTCCAAATGATAGTCAAGCTAGTTCTGCACTTGGACCATTTACAGTATCTTCGTCTACAAAAAAAGTAGATACACGTGCAAGAGCAAGAGCTATTGCATTAAAAATAGAAAATACAGCTGTCAGTCAAAGTTGGAAATTAGGAACATTTAGATTAGACATACAACCGGATGGACGTAGATAATGGCAAAGATAGTACAAGTATTAACAAGACCAAGTGAACAATATGATCTACCAACGGCAGAGGCACAGGTCAGGGATCTTGATGCGATAGTAGAAAAATTAAACACAACGTTTCAACAAGAATTAAAAGATGAGGTAGAAGCATTTAACTTCTTTTTACAATAATGGCTAATAGTTTTATAAATAAAAAAGCAGATCTAACGACAACAGATTTAACCGCACTATACACGGTGCCTAGTTTTAAAACAGCTGTTGTTAAATCTATATTAGTATCCGAGGACGCCGGATCAGGGACCACGATAACAGTAACGTTAGTTAATGCTAGTGGTGCTATATTTAATTTATTTAAAACTAAAACGATATCTAGTAATACCACCGTGGAACTCTTAACTCAACCTCTTGTTATGGAGGAGAGTGAGATACTTAAAGTACAGGCTGCTGACGCGAACGAGCTGCACGTCATAGCCTCGATATTAGAAATACAGCCAAGAGAGGTAACAACATAATGAAAGTAATAGAACCAAAAGAGATAATAGAAGAGATTTACAATCTTAGAACAGGTGAAAAATACAAGAATGATGAGGAATGGAAGGCTAAAGGCATACCCGAATCCGAGATAAGAAAAGATGTAAGAGTGATAATGCCGAGCCTTGATTTATTTGGAGAAACAAAATAGAATAGAACAATGGCCATAACTAGATCACAACAAGCAAAACAGATGTTACAAGACGGAGGACGTATAGGACTTCGATTTGGAAATACAGGTCCTGGAAGAACTAAAAATGAAAATAAAAGTAAAAGTAAAAGTAAAAGCAAGGGTCCTGAGAACAGCCCTTTCTCTGCTGGTTTTCAAGGAGCAAAAACATATACAGTTCCTGGTGGTAGTAAACCTAACACTGTAGAGCGTGATAATAGAGAAAAGTATAGAGGTAGCACAGACTATATAACTTCAGTTACAGGTGATGAATTTAAAAAAAGTCAAAGAGATTTTTTATTAGGAGTAGATGGTGCTTTTAATCCAATTGTAGGACCCACTGGTCCTATGCTGCCTTATCAGAGATTTCAAACAAAAAGACCAGAAGCAAAAGGCACTCTTGGTATTTTTGATATTCTTACTGGAGGAAAACTTAAACAAAGATTTGCTAATTTTCTTGCATCAAAAAATAGACCTTTTTTTATAAATGAAGTGGTAAGAGCTGGTAAAATTCCAGGTTTAAATTATGGAACTATAAAAGATATGACTATGGAAGAGTTAGAAGAAGCATATCAAAAGTATGATAGGGATAGATTAGCAGGAAAAATAGATGCTTATGGTAATCTAAAAGTAAATTATGGAGATGACCAAGGAGATTACAGCGATAGTATGTTACCATTAGAAGGTATCTTTGCTGTTAAACCTAAAGATGAATTAGATGAAATTGAAGAAGATGAAGATTTACGTTTAGCATTTAAAGCAGATGGTGGTAGAGCTGGATACAGAGTTGGTGGTGCATCTGGTAGAGAATATGATCAAAAGTATGATCCTAATAAAAAAGCAACAGACACTCCTATGACTACCAGTGGTGCAGTAGGCGGTGGAGGCGGTGAAGGCGGTCAAGGCGGACTTACAATAACTCCTAGAAGGATTGATACAGGTTTTGCAAAACGTGGACCAGATGTTACTACATTACAGAGAAGAAAACCATCTAATTTTATGAATATTCCTATAAAAGAATTAATAGATTTAGGATTAATAAATCAAAATGAAGAAGATGAAAAGCCATTATTTGCAGATGCTTCATTAAATCAAGACGAAAAAAACATACAAAGACTTTTAGAAGGCGGTTCAAAAACATACAAAGACACTTTTGAAAAAGTCATAGGTGATGGCACGGGTGCAGCTGGTGGTGAAATTACAGAAAAAATTCCAGATTTAACAGATCCTAAATTAGCAGGTAGCATAGCAGAAGCTGGTGGATTATCAATAAAACCTGAAGTAATTGGTGGTACAAAAATTTTAGGGGCTCAAATTGGAGGAGAAATAATAAGAGTTCCAACTGATTTATCTCAAAAAGCCATAGAAGCAATACAACAAGATAAAAGAGTAAATGAATTAACTAGAGATGAAGTTATAAAAAAGGCTTTAGATTTCGATTATCCAACTTCTATCACTAAAGAAGGTGCAGGAGCAATATATGACATGGTATCTCTACCAGGTCAAAATAGATTTACAGCTGCAGAAGGTGGCATGCCTTACGAAGGTGGAATCATGGACCTTGAATCAGCAAG